GGACTATCAGAAAACTAGCAAATTTGAAATTTGTAGGGCCCTACTAATTGGACTCACGATTGGAATCGTTGTAGACCCTTTGGTAGTTTGTGCCGAACTGGGGAGAGTGAAAAGAGAAGGTTTTGGACCTTGGGAGGAAGATGAAACACTCAAAACCGTCGAAAGAATGGTTGAGAAGCTTATCGAAGCTGAGCAGAAACTCGTCAATAAGACTGAGGAGATACTCATTGAGTTCGAGAAAGAAACAGTTTCCTTCTTTACATCTAAAGGACGCATAATTATCTGGGTAGCAGCTGGCTTGGCCGCTCTAGCTATGATTAGATTGTGTTGGCCTTTGTTAGTGGCTATCATTGAATTGATTTTCAAAATGGTCCGAGGCATTTTCTTTTTACTACGCGCAACAACTTGCTGTATGCATTGCTGCGCACTCAAACCTTTTGTAATTGCGCGAAACAAGTTCCGTGATTACCGAAAGAACAAGAGACATCAGAATGTTGATGTCGGGGCTGCTGAGAGTTTAGTATCTGAAGGATCCCGAACTACCGCTGAAATTGAGTTTGACCAATATGGTCCTCATGTTCGTGGCACGTTTGGTGAGAAGATCTATTTCTCTCGTAGCCAACTCGACGTCAACTCTTATCTGGCGCTGGCCTCTGCTCCTCCTTCTACAGGATTTTCTGAAGGAAGAGTGAAGGAGACCGTGTTAGCTAAGTCGCAACCTAGAATAATCAAGTCTTTGCCCGCGTTTCAAGGCTACTTTACAGTAGACGGTCACGTAGTCGGACATTGCGCGAGAGTAGCAGTTGGAAAGAAATCAGCATTGATTACAGCTTACCACGTACTATCGTACAACCGAAAGGCAGACTTGTTCCTGAACGCCAATGGTAAATCCGTGAGGTTCAGTGATATTCAGGTCACACCGATGTTCTTTTCGTCTGAAAGTAATCTCGACTACGTCGTGTTGTCTGTCCCAGAAGTGATATTCGCTAAGCTGGCTATGAA